TCAGAAGTCTACAAATCAACACCTTTTTACCATCAATTTCTGGTACCGGCGTTCTATCGCTTAGTTTTATCCATTTCATACTAATTGTTTTTTGCGAAGTTTCTCAAAATCTCATTCAAATTAAAAATGTTTAAATACATTTATAAATACCTCAGTCAACCTATCTATGCTTTCCTCTTTTTGCTTTGCTCTCAATTTTTGTAATTCAATCCTTTTTAGTCTGCGTTTTTCTACAGCCTTTTCAGAATGATAATACTTGCGTTGGTTTTCATTCCTTACTTGCTTTTCTTTTAACTCCTGTTCCTCATGTAGTTGGATTGCGTGATGTTCATTAGCCCTTGCCTCTTCATTAACACCTCCGCAGGACTTACAAAGAGTATAATCTATCTGAGTAAATTGATTGTATGGCATTGTGCAGTTATCACAGACTAACTCTCCGCAATCCCTACATTCATAATCTGCTTCCGCTCCGCAAATATGACACTTACCCATAGTTCAGTTTTTATTTAAATTACGTAGTATCTCATTCAAATTATCCCGCTGCAAACCGTTGCATCTATCACGCAATATACTAAATATTAGTGATATAGTAGCAAATAAATGCAGGATTTTATGGTTAAATTTGCGTCTCATTTCGTCTTTTTTAGTCCTTCATAGATTATTCCGCATCCGGCAATAATACAGAAGATTGTGAATATTAGTTCGAGGTAGATCATTTCTCGGCGGGCTTATAAATTAAAATAACATTGGAAATCAGATTAAAATCCAAAAGACAATCAGGGATAATTTTAGATTTGACAAACTTACTACAGCTTGTATTCCTTAATACACATTTTCCACATATGCTACTTGCATCAGATTTAACTGCTATCAGCGTCTTTCCTTTATACGGCCATTCGCTTTCGCCTGATTTCGAGGTTAAGGGGGTTAGTTCGTTCATGATTTTGCCATTCTTTTAAGAGCGCAAAAAGCGATATTATTTGTCAAAAAGCCACCGTCACACTCATAATTGCACGATTCTAATTGAGCAACTATTTTCTTTAATGACTCACTTGCGCTATAATTTAAGTGTTCTATTGCATTTCCCAGATACTCATCCATTGCTATTTCTTCGGAAGTTTTGGGAATAACTATAGGCTTCGGTTCTGCAAGAAAAAATAATTTGCCTTTTGCACTTGGCTCAACGGTCATGTGTTTAAAACCGTATTTATCGCCAAGTCCTTCCCAATAAGCATTTATCCGCTCTTGTAAGTCCATTCCGGTAGTTACATTGCCAATTACTAAAACTGGCATCTGAGATTTATTGATAGCAATAATATCATCCATCTCTTGCTGGGTCATTTCAAATTCCTGTTTCATGATTTCATCGTTTTATTTGTGCTAAGGTAGATTGTTCAAATTAATTTTTTTATGATAAAAGTCATGTTTAGTGATTTTCTAAAAATATTTCGTGTGCGGCTTTGTAAACGGCTTTATTGACTGCTGAATCGGATTTAATATGGCAAGGGCGGCAAAGAGCCATCAGATTACTAATGACATCTTTGTCCTTTCCCCTGCCGTGTATGTGGTGTATATCTACCGCTTTATGCCCGCAAATTTCGCACGGGATAAAGTCTGATTCGGTGTAATCAAAATAGTCAAAGTATATTTTAGTGTGTTTTTGCATTGCTTGCTGATTTGTCGGTCATCAGAATAGTTTTATTCAAAATCAATTTGCAATGCAGTGCTTTCCTCTTCGGCTCCCCTGTGATTTCTCACATTGAGATTAAAATAACTCTCTTTCAGTTCTATTGAAATTGATTTACGATTCATCACCAATGCTTCATATCCTGATGAACCAATACCACCAAATGGATCAAAAACCACCTCATTAGGGTTTGTGTAAAGATGTATGATTCTGGCAATAGTATCGAGTTGCAAGGGGCAAATATGCTTTTCATCCTGTTCGACCTTACCCTCCCTGTAATTCAGGGTATTTGAATAATCAATATCATACCAGATAGGTGATGCGTATTTCTGCCACAATTCAACCGGAATGCCTGTATTTTGAATTGGGATCTCATTTTCGCCCTCATTACGAAAAAACAGAACATAATCAGGAAGTCCGACCCGACACATAACAGAATCCTTTTTTATCTGTTTATGCAGCAATCCAAGTGCCTTAGTTCTCTGCATTTCAATAACAGGGTCTTTCCAAATAGTTACTTTTGAATGATAGATAAATCCGCATTCCTGAAACCACTGTATCAACATGCCTGAAAAATCTCTCAGTCCGATATAACCCTCTTTGCCTTTTTGAATTGGTAAGTCCATGCAATGAACTGCACAAATGCGACCAGGTTTTAATATTCGCTTTATCTCTGGAATAAGGAACTTAAAATGAACTCCGAACTCATCAAAGTTATTGGAGTTACCCATATCCTCGTAGTGACTTGAATAGGTGTAAAGCGAAGCAAATGGAGGTGAAAATATCGTGAGGTCTGCAGCTCTATCCGGCACCTCTTTTGATCTTTGAATACAATCACCTTTCATTATCCAAAAGTTATCAGTCTTTACATCCTCGTGAAATTCAACATTATTCATAATTTCGTTATTTAGGTTTTTACTTATACAATCTGTCATTTCTCTTTGCATTTTACGGAATGATTTTTCTTTGTCGTGAATTGATTTTATTACGTTAATCATACGGTCAGTTGTCACTAACCAAACATTAACCTCATGCGTCTGGCCAAATCTATAAGACCGACGCATGGCCTGATATGTTGATTCAAATGAAAAATCAATAGATGAAAATATCTGATAGTGGCAGTTCTGAAAATTAAGCCCGAAAGAAGCTATTTGTGTTTTTGTAATTAATACTTGATAGTCGCCATGAGCAAATCCAATCAGATCTTTTTCTTTCTTTTCGGGTGAATCTGAACCCTGAACATTACGACAATCATAACCTAATGATGACAGACTTTTAAATATCTCGGATGCCTCATTGTTTTGCTTGCACCAAATTATAACCTGATCTCCATTGATGTGATTCTTGATGATGCTTTTTACCCTTTCAACTCTCAATGATTCGGTTTCCCTAAGAGACTTATTAAAGTCAGTTGCGTTAACCGCCAAACCACCAAATAAATAACCTTCCGGTACTTCCGTTGATACTTCTACTTCGTGCATCTTAAGCACTGGTAAATCATACCCGCTCTGATCAAATCCAATATCATGAGGCTTCATTAGCATGATAGCCCACGTCGAAACAAACTCATAAAACCGTTCAACTGCATGGCCTTTTAATCTCCATTTTGAAGTCTCTCCCCCATCATGAACAAAATACATAGCAAGCATTTCATTGTAGTTCATAACGTCCAAAAACTGTGCATGGTTGCCTAATTCCATAGGGTCATTAGGTGACGGTGTGGCAGTGCAACAAAGTTTATATGGAGTTTCTTTAAACGCATCTATTAAATCAGTCCGGTATTTGCCCATCTCATTTTTTAGAATTGAACTTTCATCCAGAACTATACCTGAAAATTCAGCAGGATTAATGTTTTTTAGTTGCTCATAATTACAGATATAAATCCGCTTTTTAAAATGATCAAAAGCATCTTCGTTTAAACTACTTCCCTGTAATCTCCAAACTTTAATACCAAACTTAGCGCCCTCTTCTATTGTCTGAATATTGACAGCTAAAGGAGCCAAAATTAAAACAGGTCTTTCGGTATATTCAACAACCTGGTGCGCCCATTCAAGCTGCATAATCGTTTTACCTAATCCGGTATCGGCGAATATGGCATACTTACCAGCTTTTAATGCCCTCAGGACGATGAACTTTTGAAAGTCAAATAAATGGCTGTTTAAGTTGTCGGGCTCAAATCCTGATTCAATAACGTTACGTTTTTTGGTTTTAAGAAATTCAGTATAATCCATAGCTTGTTTTTCTTGCAATATAATTATTCGGTTAATTCTATTCTATGATTTTTATCATGTTTATTCGGCATATTTCCATACGTACCCCCCAGCAGTATAATGCAATCCACTGGCGCACTCTCCTATCTTAGAACGTGAAATACCTGTTAAAATGGCTGCCTCACGAATTGAATTGAATCTTTGGACCTCCTTCTTATCCTTAATCATACGTACCGGTTTTTTCTTGCGTGGATCTTCTTTATTTAAGGCAACGTGGATTATACCGTTTTTAAATTCCTCATACCGTTTTTTTAAGGTTGGTATTGAGTTAACCTGCTTAAGTGCATATAGTACGCTACTATGATCAAAACCTATTAGAGTGCCTATGTGTTCAAGAGTATAAAATGTCTTACAATCTTTAGCGGCACGACAATAAATGTGTCTTGCCTCAACTACCTCTCTTTTTAACGTTTTGCCCTTCATAGCCACTATTGATATTTTGGTAAATTTGCTTACCTCAAATAGTATATCTTCGGGCGTTTCGGTTTCTACCCCGGTCAGATACCCTACCAGCGTCCGGTATTTCGGTTCAAATATTGTGAGGTCTTTCATGATAGTATCCAATTAATTACATCATTCTGAGCCTCAAGTAGCGCAATGTCATGCAACATTATCTCATTCTCCTGCTCCGTTGGGTCACGATTAAACGCACTTTCAAAGGTATGTTGTGCTTCTACTGCATTCATCAACTCGCCCTGGAGTTCGATTTGCTTTTCTTTGATCTGCTCTTCTGTTTTCATATCTCAGTCTTTTTTGGTATCAATTATTTATTAGGTCTTTTATTCCCTACTTGCAAGGCTGTAAAGAAAATTGCACCCACTGCGATATATAAAAATAAATAATATCCACTGCAAAACATTGTTGCTAATATAGCAGGCATTAGTATTAATGCGATAATGGTAAGCCCTCCTAAAAAGATGGCTATAACTACCATAAGTGATTCTAAGAATATTTTTAATATCTTCATCATATCTCAGTCTTTTCAAAGTAAAATTTACCGCTAAATGGTTTATCTGGCGTGATGTCAAATGCAGCGGCTACAGTCAACATATATTTTTTTCTGTTCTTTGATTTTTCAACCTTTGGATTAATCGGTAATTTTGCGAGGCGGATGTGAAAAGTCAACATATACTGTCTGAACATTTCAAGATCAAAGCCCCTTTTATAATGGTTAACTATCCTTAGTGTAGGCAAAAGATTTTCAAATGAATGAACTGAATCCCCTTTGCAGTTCATTGCATCCCGGCTGATATGGCTGTAGAAATAGCTTGCTAATTGTTTCGGTGTAACATGGTCAACCTGCCATTTGTCATCTAATGGCTTCCCGGTATAGGCACATTTGCCGTTATACTTGTTATAAACTTTTTGTCTTTCCGTGCTCTTCATAATTCTGTCTTTTTTACTTGTTTGTAATCAGGGGAAAGGCTAAGTTGAAACTTGTCCCATCCGAAGCGGTTATTTACAAGCTGTTCAAATTGTCTATATTGTTCAGCGTTTTTGATATTATACCATTTGCCAGGTTTCATTTTTTGAGCTATCCAAACCAGGTCTATTTGTTCGAGGGCCATAATTCAGCGTATTTATTTCTGATTCTTCTTATTTGATAGGTTCCACGCCATGCCCTTATGACTTCAGAATGATTATAGCCTATGACCTCACCTATTTTTGCGAGCGTTATTTTGTTGCCAAAAATATCTATTGCTCTTCTGCAATAACAAAACCTGTATATTGCGTGTGGGTGCTTTTTATCAAGCATTTCATCGGTCGTTAATCCTGATCGGGCGCAGGTATCGGTTAAAATTTCGTTGAGGTTCATTTCAAGAGTCTTTCAAGGTTTGACTTATTGGCAATCACCGTAAATTTTTGAAGCTCACTTATTAATGCCAGTAATTTTTCTTTTGAGGGTTCCGGAAGATTATTGTGTCCGGAATCGGCGCCTATGTTAACCTGTTCCGGATTACACTCTTTGATAATTTCAACCATTGGCATTAAATCAAAATCAACTATAGGCTCAATAGTTACAAACTTCCTAAACTTATGTATGTTTCTCATTGCATAAGATCGCAATACAGTGGCGGGTGCGTTACTCAACGCCGGCAACAATCTATTTGTCTCAATAGTTGTGCAAAGAATTGTTTTTTCCGGAAAGTCTTTTAAGAACTGGAAATACCTTTCAGGGTTTTTAGTCTGGAATAAATATGTATTATCAAACATTTTACACCACCTTAAAACCTCGTGTATCATACTGCCTTTTACTTCGGCAGCAAATAAATCATTCTGGGCAGCAACAAACCAAGTCTTATTCTTACCTAAGTTTTTACACATTGCTTTTATGTCAAGTCTGATTTCTCCGGTATATTTTTGTTGAATAACCGGATAACGCATTAACTTATGAGTTGAACAATAAACGCAGCCATGCGGGCATTTTCCTGCAAGCGGGTTCCATGTTCCGGTAACCCATTCATACATATTTCCTTTTTTATTCATGTCATTTTTATTTTTTTCTATAATCAATATCATTCATCTCAATAAAATTGAATAATGCTCTCATGCGTGACATAATCCGGTCGTCATACCGAGATTCCAACGCTGTGTAAGTTAGGTTTGTTGTGGCCAGCGTCATCAGTCTTTTAGCGTAACGTTCTGCCAAAATATAACCTATCACATCAATAGTGTTTCCGTAGTTCTTCGCGGTGTCAGGTTCCGTGCCTAAGTCATCAATGCAGATAACAAGGCGCCGGGTATATAATTCAATACCATCTATTCCTTCATTTGCATAATCAGAGACAATTTTAACAGACCTTGTAACATCAAAATTCATGCTCTTAACTTTGCCCTCAACTATTATTTTTGTGTTGTCAATCTGTCTGTATCTCTGTAAAACTTCCATTGCCATAGTTTTACCGGTTCCGGTTGGTCCAAGCAGGATAAAGCCTTTTTCTATATCTCCGTTAAATTCCGGGTCAGCATGGATAAATTTTATCATTTGCTCATAAACCGGCTTAGCTTTTTCATTCATGCAAAATTCCGGATCAATACCTTTGGCTATTCGTTCCATAACAGAAAGGGCAAAGTCAAGATTATATGGCATATATTTAACTCGGACGCTGCCAGGCATCGTTAAGCCGCTTTTTATCTGGCTGAGAATATTGTTGATTGCTTCCATTAAATTGTGTTTCAAATTTTATAAAATAATTTACTCCGTTTTTGTCGCTTGTTGAAAGTTTTGATAATGATAAAAATTGTTTACCCCAGAAAACATCCATCCGGGCCCGTTTTACTATTTGCTTTATATGGTCGGGGGTATTGTTTTTAAGTAATTTTTCAATAGTATTAAGCCAGTCATTTTTTTTCTTATCATTATCAGGTCTTAATTTTTCATCAAACAAAATAACTAAATCAGAAAAAAGGGCGTGAGCTTGCTCACTATATATTTTCTTTTCTTTTTTTATTTCTTTATGTTCTTTATCTTCTTTACTTGTTGTTGTCAGAATGTTGCCAGAATGTTGTGAGCTTGTTATCAGTTTGTTATCAGTTTGTTGCTCTACTTGGTATTTATCATAATTACAAATAGTTAACCGTGTTGTATATTTCAGTCCTTCAACTTTTATCATATCATCTGATTCAAGTAATTTAAAAAATTGTCTGACCTGACCTATACTCCAATTAAATTTTTGCGCCCACGTTTCAAGTGAATAAATTATCTGACCTCTTTTGCAAATTACCTTTTGCCCTTTTATTAATGCTTCATTATCTTCATAATTAGCAAAAAATAACATATTTTCCCACGCCTCACGACGAGTTAATGGTCTATATTCAGTGCATAGCCAATGATCTAAAAACTGCCTATGTAAAAGGAGCCATCCTTTAGCCATGATAAAATATTTTAGGTATAATTATATTATATTTTTTTGCAAATGACAATCTCCAATCTATTCTTTCAGGCCCTTTTGAAGCGTTACACTTTGCACATAATGGTTGCCAATTAGTTGGATCATCAGACCCTCCCTGATATTTTGGTATTATATGATCTCTTTCAACGTTAATAAGCTGACTTTCTCCCTCACATCTCACACAAGTATATATGAAAACTCTCTTCATTATTTCAAATAGCCTTCTCTTCTCCCTTACGGTTAACTCTTTATTTTCATAAAAAGCAATTTCACTTTCAACATTACCCATGATTACCTCCAATAAAGAAGCCCCCGCAAACAACAAAACCACTAAGGAAACAGAGCGACCCGTTAGAACCTTTCGTGGTTTGTATGCCTGCGAGGGCAATTATTTTAAGTACGTTAAATACACTTTTCATTGGTCGCTCT